TCATGGGGCAAATCGCAATCTTTTAGGATCAAACACCTCTAAACGGTCTGCTGCCTCTCTGGAGATCATGTCAGACGAATGGGTGTAGATATCTGCAGTTGTTCCGATCTTGGTATGTCTTAATCGTTCTTGCATGGTTTTAAGGTCGGCTCCACTTTCTCTGAGCAGCATGGCGGCCGTGTGACGCAACCCGTGTAGTTTGACATGTGGAATGCCCTTCTTCTGCAAAAACTTCCTCCAGGTACTTGTGGGCGTTGTGGGGAAGTACATGACACCCTTACCGCCATGGAATACATATGATTTGTTCTCTCCAGCCCAATCTTTACATTGGAATTTCTCTTTCTTCCATACTCGTTCATATTCTTTAAGCTGTGCCATGTACCATTTCGGCATAGCCACCCAGCCCTCAGATTCTTCTGTCTTAACTTCACCCTCAATCTTTTTACCGTCCTTATCAAACGTGATTTGCTTATCGATCCATATGGCGTCCCGGTCATAATCCACATCTGGCCATTCCACGGCCAAGTATTCGCCTCGTCTGAAGCCACCGAGGAGTGATCCCGTAAAATATAGCCTCCATCTATCTGGAAGGTCGTAGAGAGCCAGCAGGACCATTTCTGTCTCCAAACTATTGAATGCCTTCTTCACACCACGCATAACTTTCTTTTCCTTCTTGCTGGTTTGTGGTCTCTTAACGCCGGCCATTGGGTTCTTAGCAATCAGCTCCCAATCATGGGCAGCGTCAAAAACAGACTTGGCCGCTTTGTAGATATTCAATTTCGAATTGGTAGCGAACTCTTTTCCGTTCTCGCGCTTCAGTTCTCCAAAGAAGGTAACGAGCTGCAGAGTTGTTATTTTACTTATTTTCAAATGGCCAAACTCCGGAACTACATATTTGTTGAGATTGTACAGGTTAACGTTCTGCGTGTATTCGCCCATATTCCCAGCAGCGTATCCTTTTTCCCACTTTGGGATGAAGTCCTTAAAAGTGATATCCTCCTGTTTGACTACCTTTCCTGATATTACTTGTTCGTTCCATTTAGCCTCTTCAAGTGCAAGCCAGGATTCTTTTTTCTTGTCTGATTTTGAACGTGCGATCTCTTCCGGCATGTAGACAGTAACAGACCTTTTCGGTCTGGATGCCTTTGAGGGATCTCTCTCAACAATTTTATACTTATTGCCTCCTAGATGTTCATTCCAAGCCATGTCATTCTTCCTTTCTAAGCATTGATATTGGATTTTCATATTTCCAATTACATGAAAAACACCTCCTTAAAAGAACGTATGTTCGGTTTTTGGACAGCGAAAATTTACGCTATATTTAATTCTGTATGTGATTGATCAATTCAAGCGGGATGTGATTACGTCTAAATAGTTCATGGATCGACTCTCCACTTGATATGCTATCTCCCGCTGTTAATAAGCTGACGGCAAATTCATTGGCTTGGCGTTCAAACTTTCCAGGATTGAAGAACGAATGCTCTTCGATAAAGAATCGGTTAACTCCTCTATGAAGCCGGTCATGGCCAAGTTCATGGGCACATATAAACCTTTGCCATTCGGGCGACAAATCATTATGTATGATGATGAATCTTCTTTGTAGAGCTTTATGATATATTCCCCGCGTATTTTTCCCGAGATCCGCAAAGCGGATATTAATATTCAGGCAGCGCGCAAGAGAAAATGGATCATTGGTTTTATGCTTACGGATCAACTTTGTAACAATGTCATCCACTAGAACCACCTACCATTATTCATTGTTGTCTTTACTCTTTTTACGCGCCTGTTTGTTCATTTGCTTGGCTTCCCAGAATAGCCCAGTCAGCATATCTTTAATCCTGTTCTTGTCATTCTCATCGAGTGGGACCCCATCAAACATTAATTCCCCATCGTCTTCCAGCATCTTTTTAAAATCCCTTTTATCTTTGGAAGTCGCCCATTCAGGCACTTGATTTGCCTGGTTTGGACTTGCTTCATCAGTGAAATAAGTCAGCGGTTTATTAAAGTAATCGGCAATCAATTTAATTGAATCTATTTGAGGGTGCTTCGTTTGTCCCGAAAGTATTTTAGTAACACCTGTGTAAGAGACACCTGTTTCCTTGGCAAGACGGTATTTTGTAACCCCGTTTTCTTTCATTAACTCCAAGATTTTATCTGCTATCTCCACAACAAAGGCCTCCTAATATATCTCTTTAGTGTTATATCTCTATAAAGTTATATTAAAACACAAAAGAGAGATAAGTCAAGAAATTGGAAGAAAAAAGAAGGAAACAGATTATTTTATAACACTTTTGGGTTATAACGTTATTTGATTATAATCCTATAGAGTTATATTATGGTTTCAGGAGGTGAGCACATGGGATTGGCGATTGAAGTAAACATGCAGAGGCTAATCGATGAGAAAGGTTGGACAATTTACAGACTTGCCAAAGAAAGTGGCGTTACCGTATCTGCATTGTACAACATGGGAAGCAAAAAACAAGGTCCTCACGCTGAAACATTAGTTAAGTTGTCCAAGGCTTTGGGTGTGACACTTGATGAATTGGTTCTGGGGGTGTCCAATGATGCCGTCCACAACTGAATTTATTGAAGTACTACGTGTGGAAATCAAGCAGGAACTAAGAGCCGAGATCCTGGCCGAGCTTAAACCTACCATCGAACAACTTTTATACGCTAATGTGTTTGATTTTGCTGAGGCATGCAGATATCTGAAGGTTTCGGACTCCACGTTACGGCGGATGGTTAAAAACGGCGAGATTCCTTTCATTAAGAATCGGACACTAATTCACTTTCGTCAGATCGCATTAGATAAATGGCTAGAAGGAAAGGAGCAAACAAAGTGAGTAAAATGCCAAGCCTGGTACCGCTAGAAGTAATGGATTTCTGCGCTAATCCAGAATGTGAATCTGAAATCGTAGAGGGTCAGATCGCTGTACATCATGGCAAAGATCTCTATTGCAAGTTGAGTTGTATGGCAAAGTCCATCGGAGCTGTGACGATCACCGCGGGGGATCAGGAAAGGAGGTGAGAATCTTGCCCTTGATGACAGAACAGCATTTCAAAGCAGCCTGTGCCTTTTACTTGGCTCTTGCAAGCCAAATGCGCCGCAGCGGCCATATCAAAGTCGCTACTCATGCGGACAAGCAGTATCGCACATATCGTAATCGTCTGCACGCAAAAATGCAGCTGATCGGCTCCTACCCCGAAACAGCTGCACACAGCTAAAACTCTCTACCGTCAGTTTACCACTGACAGAAAGGATTATGCAATGAGTATGAAATCCACGGGTATTGTCCGCCGCATTGATGACCTGGGTCGTGTCGTTATTCCGAAAGAGCTTCGCCGCACTCACTTTATTGAAGAAGGGGATCCACTGGAGTACTTCGTAGATGGTGACAAGATCATCATTCGCAAGTACCAACCTGGCTGCATCCTCTGCGGCAACACTGAAAGTCTGCACTTATTTCATGGTAAACAGATCTGTACACCTTGCATTAATAAAGCTTCAGAGCTCACTAAATCAAACTAAAACCTATTAGGAGGATTCATCCATGCAAAATATCGTACCGATCCAAATCACATTCCAAGCCGTTAACGCTACTGACATCAAAAACCTGGTGCACGATCTGGCAGGCACGTTGGGTAGTATGCCGAACGATTCTGTGCCGGCAGAAACAACTGTCTCCACTGTTCCTACACAACCGGCACCGACTCAGCCGTCTAACCAGGCTCCGGTGCAACCGCCACAGCAGACCCAATATGGCCAACAGCCACAGTATGGGCAGCAACCTCAGTACGGGCAACAGCCAGTCTATGGTCAGCCGCCGCAGTATGGTCAACAACCAGAACAACCGCAATACGGCCAGCAGCCGCCAGTACAAGGCCAACCTGGTCAACAAGATCAGCAGCAGTACGGGCAACAGCAGCCGCCGCAACAAGGAGGCGTTCCAACAACAGCGCCAGCTTACACGATTGATCAACTTGGCGTAGCTGCTCAGCCCGTTATGGATGCAGGTAAAGGTCCCGATCTGATCGGATGGCTCCAACAACAAGGGGCTGGCTCACTCACAGCGCTTGATCCAAGCAAGTATGGTGAATTTGCCACGTTCCTCCGTAGCCTGGGAGGCCGCATCTAATGACGGAAATTGCACATGCAGAGCGGGCACACGCGCTGCTGTCGGCCAGTGGAGCATCCCGCTGGTTGCAGTGCACGCCGAGTGCCCGGCTCGAAGCCACGTTACCTGATAGTGAGAGTGAGGCCGCCAAGCGCGGCACACTCGCCCATGAGATCGCTGAATTAAAGCTGCAGAAACTGTTCTCGGGTCTGACGACTCGCAAGTATAACGCTGCGCTGAAGAAGTACAAAGCGGATGAGCTGTATGAGCCAATCATGGAGGACCACACCAATGCGTATCTGGATTACATTCAGTCCATTGTTCACCAATTCCCTTCGCCGCCGTTTGTGGCCATCGAACGTCGAGTGGATCTGACCGACTTCGTTCCGGAAAGCTTCGGAACCTCGGACTGCATCATCATTGGTAGCGGGAGGCTGCATGTCATCGACTACAAGAATGGGCAAGGTGTACCGGTATCTGCTGAAAACAATTCACAAATGAAGCTGTATGCGCTGGGTGCTTACAAGGCTTTCAGTCTCCTGTTTCCGATTGAGTCTGTTCATGTGGCCATCGTTCAACCAAAAGTGTGGAATGAGCCTTCCGAGTGGTCACTCTCTGCAGCTGAGCTACTGGCCTGGGGGGAGTCGATCAAGCCGATTGCTCAGCAAGCCTTTGACGGTGAAGGTGAATATGTTCCAGCCGATCACTGCAAATTCTGCCGTGCGAGTGCGACGTGCAGGGCAAGGGTGGAACAGATCATGGAGGCAGGCACCAAAGCACCGCTGAAGCCCCCTCTGCTTAGTTGGGAGGAAGCTGCAGACGTACTGAAGCGAGCTGATGGAATTGTCAGCTGGTATAACGAGCTGAAGAAGCTTGCCCTGGCTGAAACTCTGAAAGGGGGGATCGTTCCTGGCTGGAAAGCCGTAGAGGGTCGGGGCAGTCGTGACTATGCGGATATCGACGCGGCGTTTGCCTATCTGAAAAGAAAGGGTATCGAGGAATCGATCCTGTATGATCGTAAACCGTTAACACCACCACAGCTGGAAACAGCTTTGACTAAGAAAGTGTATAAGGAGTTACTTGCCGAATCCGGACACGTCATTACGAGATCCGGAGCGCCGACATTGGCTCCGGAAGATGATAAGCGTCCAGGTATCACTAATCAGGTTAATCCTGCAGACGTATTCGGTCCTGCACCAGAACAACCACAAAACTAATTCATGATAAGGGGATAAATCCATATGACAACAGAAACAGCAATTACAACAGGTGAAGTAAGACTGAGCTTTGTAAACTTGTTCACACCACGTGCCAATCAACCAGGGCAGGAGCCGAAATACAGCACGACTATTCTGATTCCTAAATCCGACTTTGCCACCATGCAACGAATTAATGCTGCTATCGAAGCTGCTTCGCAAAAAGGCGTAGCCGGAGCATGGGGCGGTGCCCGACCAGCTCAACCGCGTAACCCTATTCACGATGGGGACGGCGCTCGTCCGAACGGTGAAGCCTTTGGTCCAGAATGCAAAGGGCATTGGGTTCTGACGGCCAGCAGCAAGCAGCAGCAGGCGGTTGTGGGTCCAGACATGGGACCGATCATTGACCAAACCCGTGTTTACTCCGGCGTATATGGCCGTGTAAATATTAATTTCTTCGCTTACAGCAACAGCGGAAACAAAGGGATTGGCGCAGGTCTTGGTCCAGTGCAGATCCTTCGTGATGGCGAAGCCTTGGGCGGACGAATCTCCGCTGAACAAGCCTTCGGTGGCAATGGTGGCGGTGTTGGTTTTGTTCCTCAACCAGCTCCACAGGGATATGATCAGATCCCACCGCAGCAGTACGGCCAACAACCACCACAGCAGCCGCAGTATGGCCAGCAACCTCCGACACAACCGGGATATGGCCAAGCACCACAACAACCACAATACGGCCAACAGCCGCCAGCACAACCTGGCTACGGTCAAGCACCTCAGCAACCGCAGTACGGACAAGCTCCGCAACAAGGCTACGGACAGCAGCAACCACCGCAACAGCAGATCGATCCGATCACCGGCAAGCCTCTTGGCGGCGGGATCTACGGGATCTAATTCATAAGCAGTTCAGCAGAGGGGTTCTTCGGAACCCCTTCACTTTACCAGAAAGGAGACAAATACCCTCATGCGGTGGCATCTCAGCATTGACATTGAGACTTACAGTAGCATCGACATTAAGAAAGCTGGGTTGTATCGATACGTTCAAAGTCCTGATTTTGAAATCCTATTGTTCGCTTATTCCTGGAATGGCGGCTCTGTGAAAATCGTTGATCTCACACAAGGTGAGATTATTCCAGAAGAAATTATCTATGCCTTATCGGATAAAGCAGTCATCAAACACGCATATAACGCGGCTTTTGAATGGTACTGTCTAAACAAATTCTGGCCTTCACCAGTAGAGCATTGGCGCTGTACTCAGATTCATGGCTTGTACTGCGGATACCCTGCAGGACTCGGTAAGGTAGGTGAAGCACTAGGCCTGCCCCAGGACAAGAAGAAAATGGGCGTCGGTGGGGCTCTGATTCGGACGTTCTGCGTGCCGATCAAGAAGCCCGCCAAGTCAACCGGCTTCCGGAAGCGCACCCTACCCCATCATGAGCCTGAGAAGTGGGAGCTGTTCAAGCAGTACTGTGTGGGTGACGTTGTGGCAGAGGTGGAGATCCTTCGCCGGCTATCGGTGTTCCCGGTTCCAGATATGGAGTGGGAGCTTTGGTTCCTGGATCAACGGATCAATGCCCGAGGGATCGCCTGTGACCTGCAGCTGGTCGAGGGGGCTTTGGCCGTAGATCAGCAGATCACAGCAGAGCTGATGCAGGAAGCCATCCAGCTCAGTGGCTTGGACAACCCCAAGTCGGTGCAGCAACTTAAAAAGTGGCTTTCCAAAGAGATCGGAGAAGAGGTCGAGGATCTGAGGAAGGATACGGTATCCGGACTGATCGACAACGTGGAAGAAGGACGGGCAAAGCGGGTGCTGGAGATCCGCAGGGAGTTGTCCAAGACCAGTACTAAAAAGTATGTGGCCATGGAGACGGTAGCTTGTGAAGACGGACGAGTTCGGGGGCTCTTGCAGTTCTACGGTGCGAACCGGACAGGACGGTGGGCAGGTCGATTGGTCCAGGTTCACAACCTGCCCAAGAACAAGATGGACACCCTCGAATATGCCAGGCAGCTGGTTCACGGAAAGCAAGTGAATTTGTTGAAACTGATGTACGGAAATGTTCCTGATACGCTCAGTCAATTGATCCGGACAGCGTTTGTTGCCCCGGACGGGAAGAAGCTCCACATAGCCGACTTCTCAGCTATTGAGGCCCGGGTTATTGCCTGGCTTGCTGGAGAGCAATGGCGTTTGGATGTGTTCGCTACCCACGGCAAAATTTATGAGGCTTCAGCGTCGGCCATGTTCGGGATACCTCTTGAACAGGTGGACAAGGATCTGCGTCAACGAGGCAAGGTGTCTGAACTAGCTTTGGGTTATCAGGGGGCGTCTGGTGCACTGATCGCCATGGGCGCCTTGGATATGGGCCTAGAAGAGGATGAGCTGCCGGAGATTGTAACACGGTGGCGTAACGCCAATCGGCGCATTGTGGATCTGTGGTTCAGCTTCGAAAAGGCGGCGCTGAGTGTTATGGAGACGGGACAGCCTGCAGGTGTTCGAGGCATCATCTTTGCTCGGGAAAGTCATCATGGTAACGGTCTGGACTTCTTTACGGTTCAGCTTCCTTCCGGAAGAAAGTTGTATTACGTAGAGCCACGCCTTGCTCAGAACGACTTTGGCAAGCAGGCTTTGCACTACATGGGTCCGGATCAGAAGACAGGGAAATGGTCGCTGATCAACACCTACGGCGGGAAACTGGTCGAGAATATTGTTCAGGCGATTGCTCGGGACTGTCTGGCTGTATCACTGGTACGAGTGGAGCAAGCAGGGTTTGACACCGTGCTGCATGTGCATGACGAAATCGGAATCGAATCGGCTTATCCGGGGGATCTGGAGAAGGTCTTGGATCTGATGGCTGAACCGGTACCCTGGGCACCTGGGCTGCCGCTGAAGGCAGCCGGGTTCACCACAGACTTTTACATGAAGGATTAGGAATTAGCTTTGATGCGGGCTTCGTATTCAGAAATAAATTTTAAACCAAGTGTGGTTAACTCGCTCCCGTTTGCATGGACAGTCCGGATCGGATTTCCACGACCGCCTCTTGAAAAAGCGATATTGGTCGCAAAGTTAGAATCATGCACTTGTTCCATTACTACTTTGAAATCTTCTGAATCAACACCTAATTCAAGAGCCTTTGGTTCCTTGCCTTGTTCGATAACCTTCAATACTTGGTAAACAAGATCTGCGCTAGTCATTTTTTTCAGTCCTTTCTTCATGGGGTATTAAAGAACTTTCGTTATAAGAAGTCCAAAACCCTTTAAATGGTTAGATCAATGCGCGAAATCATTAATATTCAGATACTTTGGGGCTATATCAATCTGATCGGGATTACTCAAAAACCTATTTAATACGGGAGGTCAGATTAAAGCCGATGTTCACTGATCTTTATAAATCGGATATCCCTTGGGATATTGTCACAGACGATAGCGGCAAAGTGCTCGGTGAGGTGTACAAGCCTCTTCCGGAACCGCCGCCAAGGAGGCGACAAGCGAAATGGGGCATTATTTCTACATCACTCCAGGGGAGTATGAAGAAGCGGCCAAGCTCGGAATAAGTCCAGCCATGTTGGATCGGCGTGTACGTGCGCAGGGTTGGCCAAAGCAGCGTGCTATGACAACGCCACCGCGCCCGCTTACGGATCGTAGGCGCTGGAAAGCTGAAGCGGAAAACAACGGAATTAGTTATGACACGTTCATGTCCCGGATCAATCGAGGTTGGACGATGGAAAGGGCAGCAACCGAACCTCTCCAGACACCTGAACAGGCCAAAGCTCAGACGGCAAGAGCTACAGAAGCTATTCGCATATACCCCAAGGAATATGTGGAGCTGGCTGCTCAAAACGGAATTGCTTATGCCACATTTGTTCACCGTGTTAAAGGTATGGGATGGGATTATGACCGTGCAGCCACAGAACCTTTAAGGTCACACCAGCAATCAGGTGTACTGGGGGCTAAGAGACTTAGAGAACGTGAGGGCGATTGGGCTGCACAGATTTTTGGAAAGCGGTGATTATAGTGTTGAACGTCGATTGGAAAATGACTATTGGATTTCCCGGAGCTGAGCGGGAAGGGACAGTTGAGATTGATCCGACTGAGTTGGAAGGAAAGTCAGAAGACGAAAGGGACGAAATCATCTATAAAGCTATTTGGGATGATGCCATGCAGTATGTTGATGTATTCCCGACTCGGAAATATGAGGATGGTGATCAGACTTGAGTACGCCAGACAAATTGAGATTCGACGGTACCAACCGATCACACGCGTTTGTAGTTACTGGCATGATCGAAATGATTGAGAACGACGGGCTTACTCCACATGAAGTATTTGAAGTGCTGGAGGATATCAAACGTCAGACGTGGAGCGCACTATCGCAGATTCACAGAGGGGAAGGATGATCCGTGAGAGCTTTAACCGCAGATGAAAAGAAGAAAATTGCTGAGGCAAAGAAACGAGCAAACTCAGCGATATCTAAAAAACGTACATTGCTTGGCGCCCAGATCCGGGCGTGTACTGCTCCTGTGGAAGTGAAGCGGAAGAAGGAGCTGCTTCGTCAGTTTGATGCTCTTTCGCCAGTCCAGGGATACCCTGCAGTCATTGAAGACAAAGACCGCTCTATGATTATTGATTATCAACTGTTTCGCAGATTGATCCGTTCACTGAAGCATCGGCGCGTAGAGGTTCGGCTGGAGCCTGGTGGAGAGCTGAAGATCCTTCATGAGGATCCATCGGATAGTCGTAATCACGGTGAGATCGAACTTTACGAGATACCCCCGTGGCAGCAGTACGCACTTACGGATTTACCTGTTATAGAGATTGATTAAACCAGGAGGCAGGCGTCATGCAATTTGACAGACAACTAACTATATCAAGCGCCGGGACCAGACACAGCACAAACTGGCAGACGCAAACGGCCTATTGGTCGGAGATCGTCGAGCGATTACGGACTGCTGTACGGGGTGCGGAAACGCTGGCGGAATACTTGCAGCTGCCTAAGAGCAAACAGGATGACCTGAAGGACGTTGGCGGCTTTGTCGGTGGCAGTCTGTCAGGCGGTCGCCGGAAAGCCAACGCGGTCATTGGCCGTGATCTGGTTACGCTTGACCTTGATAATATCCCAGCAGGCGCGACGGCGGATATCCTTCGCCGCCTGGATGCCCTGAGTTGCGGATACGCGGTGTATTCCACGCGGAAGCATGAAGAGAACCGGCCACGGCTTCGGGTTGTGGCGCCGCTGGACCGGATGGCCACAGCGGATGAGTATGAACCTCTTGCCCGGAAGCTAGGTGAAATCATCGGCATTGGGCTGTGTGATCCGACCACGTTCGAAGCTTCACGGCTGATGTACTGGCCAAGTTGCAGTGCTGACAGTCAGTTCGTGTTTACCTTCGGGGATAAGCCTTTTCTTTCGGTAGACGGGTTGCTGGCCATGTATGCCGACTGGCGCAATGTGGCTTCATGGCCACAGGTGCCAGGTACCGGACAGACCCATGTACGTCTGGCGGCCAAGCAGGGAGGTCCTACCGAGAAACAGGGCATGGTCGGGGCTTTCTGTAAGGTCTACGACGTGCCGGCAGCCATTGACGCATTCCTGCCAGGGGTGTACCTGAACACGGATGACGGCAGTGGCCGACTTACGTACGTAGGCGGTTCGACCACAGGCGGTGCGATCGTTTATGACGATGGTCAGTTCTTGTTTAGCCATCATGCTACGGATCCGACAGGCGGACGGCTGGTAAACAGTTTTGACCTGGTGCGGCTTCACAAGTTCGGAGATCAGGACGACGAGGCAAAGCCTGGAACCCCTACGAACAAGCTTCCTTCATACACAGCCATGATGGACTTCGCCATGCGCCAGGAGCCTGTAGCGGGACTTCTCATGCAGGAACGACACCAGAAGGCTACAGCGGCGTTTGCGGATTCTCCAGTGTTGCCGGCAGAGCCAGAGGATATGGACTGGATGCGGCGTCTGGAGTTCAACAGTAACGGCGTGTACCTGAAGACGGTAGATAACGTGCTGATCGTGCTGGAGTATGATCCGGCATTAAAGGATAAGATTGCGTTTGACGAATTTGCGAATCGGGGTTTGGTGCTTGGGGCGCTGCCTTGGGATGCCAGGGAGGAGCGTCGGCCGTGGGCCAGTTCAGATGATGCAGGAATCTATCATTATATCGAAAAGGTGTACGGCATTGCGGTAGATGCCAAGATTAACAATGCTTTAACCCTGATCACGCATAAGAAGCGGTTCAATGATGTACGGCGTTATCTGGAAGGATTGACATGGGACGGTGTACCGAGACTGGACACGCTGTTCACCGATTACCTGGGCGCAGAGGACAGCCTGTATACACGAGCGGTGTCCCGGAAGTCCTTCACTGCGGCTGTAGCCAGAGCAATGGAGCCCGGAGTCAAATGGGACTATATGCCGATTCTGGCGGGGCCCCAGGGGCTTGGTAAATCGACGTTTCTGAGGTACATGGGCAAGGACTGGTATTCCGACAGCTTGACCACCTTTGAGGGCAAGGACGCCATGGAGTTGATTCAGGGTGTTTGGCTCAATGAGGTGGGGGAGCTGACAGGGATGAGTAAGTCCGAGAGCAACGCCGTTAAGCAGTTTTTGAGCCGGACGGAGGATATCTATCGTGAGGCTTACGGCAAGCGGACAATGCCTTATCCACGGCGCTGCGTGTTCTTCGGAACCACCAATGATAGCGAGTTCCTACGGGACCGTACAGGCAATCGGCGGTTTTGGCCAATCGATGTTGGCATAGTGAAGCCATCAAAGAGTGTGTTTCAGGATCTGAAGGGTGAAGTGGATCAGATTTATGCGGAAGCTTATGTACGTTGGCAGCTGAGTGAGCCCCTGTATCTTTCCGGTGATATCGAAGAGTTGGCCAAAGAGCGCCAGGAGGCCCACAGGGAAAGTAACGCAAAGGAAGGCATCATTCAGGCATTCGTGGAGCGGCCAGTTCCGGAAGATTGGTTAAAACGTGATCTGGCCACAAGACGGATGTACTGGTCTGGTGAGTTTGGGAAGCCCCAGGAAGGCGAGGGAGGCCCCCGGGACCGGATATGTGCCGCTGAAATTTGGTGCGAATGCTTCAATTCGGACATCAAGTTTATGAAGCAAGCGGACACAAGAGAGATTAACGGCATTTTATCCTGCATACCAGGATGGGAGGAGTATCGCGGACGATTCGGCCCATACGAAACCCAGCGTGGCTATCGTCGCAAAGATTGTTGACAATGTTGACAGATGAATTGTTGACACTCGCTTAACTGTCAACAAAGGAATGTGACAGATTTTCAAGTGTCAACATGAGTGTCAACATAACTGTCAACGTCCTAAACCCTTGCTATATATACTTTTATTATACTTTGTTGACACTGTTGACAGTTATCTAGTTAAAGATAAAAAACAAATAGAATATAGAGATTATAGAAAAATATATAACGCCTAACACGCCTAAATACTAGAAAGTTACGTACGTACACCCGTGTACGCGTAACACAGCTTGAGGAGGGTTGTCAAGTGAAAGAGAGTCAAATTGAATCCTATTTACGAGATAAGATAAAAGCCTTTGGCGGCATTGCCTATAAATTCGTATCGCCTGGTAACTCAGGAGTGCCTGACCGGATGGTACTGCTTCCTGAAGGACGAACCGTATTCGTGGAACTGAAGGCCCCAGGTAAGAAACCCACCAAGCTGCAGCAGGTGCAACATAAACGGATGCAGGCTTTGGGTCATGAGGTAAGGGTGATCGACAGCAGAGAGCAGGTGGACGCATGGCTGCAGGAGCTTTGAGCGTCGAGCGTAAGAAGTTCATACCGCATGACTATCAGCGGTACTGCATTAACAGGTTATTGACGGATGATGCGCTTGGGCTGTTTCTGGATCTGGGTCTAGGGAAAACCGTGATCACCTTGACCGCCGTTAACGACCTGAAGTACAACCGATTCGCTGTCAGTCGGACTTTGGTCATTGCCCCCAAGAAGGTGGCAGAGGCTACCTGGGGGAACGAGGCAGCCAAGTGGCAGCACCTGAAGCATATGCGGATCATTACCGTTTTGGGTACCGCACAGCAGCGGATCAAGTCTCTGAATTCGCCAGGAGACGTATGGGTGATCAATCGTGATAATGTGGCTTGGCTTGTGGAGTATTACCGGAATGCTTGGCCATTTGACATGGTGGTGTTGGACGAGCTATCCAGCTTCAAGAATCACCAGGCGAAGCGATTCAAGGTACTGACATGGGTACGGCCGCACATCAAACGGATCGTGGGTCTGACGGGTACACCAGCACCGAACGGGCTGCTTGACCTATGGGCTCAGGTGAATCTACTGGATCAGGGGCAACGCTTGGAGAGGAACATTACGGGATACCGCACAAAATATTTTGAGAAGAACTATAACGGCCACGGATATATGGCAAAGCCCGGCGCAGATGATGTGATTCAGCGGAAGATTGCGGATCTATGCATCAGCATGAAGGCCGAGGATTACCTGGAGCTTCCGGATAGCATCGTGAACGTCATTCCCGTGGTGCTGGATGCGAAGGCCCAGAAGCAGTACAACCAGCTGGAGAAGGAGCTGCTTCTGGAGATCGACGAAGGGACAGAGATCACGGCAACTAGTGCCGCGGTTCTATCCGGTAAGCTGCTGCAGTTGTGTAACGGGGCCTTGTACGATGAGAACCGGCAGGTCTTCGAGATCCACGATAACAAAGTGGAAGCCTTCATGGAGCTGGTGGAACAGCTTAACGGTAAATCGGCTTTGGTGTTCTACAGCTTTCAGCATGACCTGACTCGGATCAAGAAGGCTTTGGAGAAAACGTCTTTGCGGATCCGTGAGCTGAAGACGCCGCAGGACCAACTGGATTGGAATGCCGGCAAGGTGGATATTCTGCTTGCACATCCAGCTAGTGCAGCCTACGGCCTTAATCTGCAGGACGGGGGAAACCACGTGGTGTGGTTCGGCCTGAACTGGAGCCTTGAGCTTTACCAGCAAGCCAATGGGCGTCTGCACAGGCAGGGACAGAAGCAGAAGGTTATCCTGCATCACCTGGTGGTGCAAGGCGGAGCTGATGAAGACGTGATGAAAGCTTTGGAAGGTAAGGCAGCCACGCAGGACAAGCTTCTAGACGCGCTTAAAGCAAGAATAGAGAGGGTGAAATAAATGACAACCACAACCAAAGCAACGTGGATTGAGACGCTAATCAGTCAATATGCAACGGATTCCCGAGCATTGGACAAGTACCGGAAGAGTCTGGATTTGAATGATCCCCAAGAGAAAGAGGAGGCGGGCACAGTCTCTGAAATGCTGTCCGACATGAGATATGCCCTGACGTGGTTAAAACGCGGGAGACGTCCGGGCAGCCGCCGAGGCGTCGAGATTACCGACGTGTATCGGCAAAGGGAAATCTATATCAAGTTATCCGGACAGGAGATCACCGATGCTGAACGGTTGCGTCTGGTGGACGCGTTACTGGCCTTGAGTGATCGGGAGCGAACATGTTTTCTACTTCACATGGCGCAAGGGTTGACGCTTCTGGAGATTTCGTCTAAACTAGGGCTAAGTAAGAGAACGGTCCAGGATTATGTGGATCGGGCTAAAGACAAGATTTCAAAAGAATTTTTGTAATCTTGCCGTACGGACTGCCGTACGTCGTGCCGTACAACATGTACACCATAAGTCTGCCTATCATAGGGCTCTCCATTCCGGAGGGCTCTTTTTTTAAAGTGCTTGGTTCAATAGAACTGGGAAAAATGACCCATTATTATATCTTTTATGTTATATTTGTGGTAAAATAAGGGTAAACATTGAGTAAGGGCGGCCAGTCACGTATGAATAATTTTTTTGGTTTTAGGGTCGGTTACATTATTATCGCATATATTGTGCTAAGAGCATCCTTGTTTGATCCAAACGTATCTATGGTTGTATTCTACAGCCTTCTTTTGTTGTATCTGACGCCTTTTGCTTTTGACTATCACGGACTTGCTCCGATCTCTTCATGGGGGAAAATATCTAAAAACGTAGGTTTTTGGGTAACACTTTTTACAATTTGTTTTGCATTAGCCAATGTGTTATATAACGCAATGTCGAAGAATAATGATTTAACAGAAGGGCAGCAAGTTTACCTGTTAGACTATCCTATATCTATTAATTCAGTCTGGTTGTTTTGCGGTTTTTGGCTGGTCTTAGCTCTCAATGATTGGGTGGTGTACAGCTCTGCTCAGGAGAAAGATCGTCGCAAAGAACTTAGGGAAGAGACCAGAGCAGAAGCGGAGGAAACGTTCGAGAAACGTCTAAACTACTATAGAGGACAGCAAGGAATCAAGAAGTAGAAAGGAGGAGGAAAAGATGTTTTCATTTGTTTATATTTTATTTTTGGTGTACTTTGGAATAGTGCTTGGCACCTTAATGAAATTTAAAGAGAACAATATACGACTCGGCGCAAGTTCGTATTTCGTTATTCCTCTTATCCCTTTTGTGTTATTGGGGTTTCATATGAGGGTTATTATTCAATACCTCAAACATGGAGAATCTGTTAGTTTACGTATTTTGCTTTTCCCCATCTTTAATTACCCAATGCTGGTGGGGGTTTTTATAGAAATGCTTCTTGAAAGAAAAGCTCAGCAGATTGTGCTTCAAGAAAAGATGTCAAAGAAAAAACGTAGGAAAAGCAAAAAAGTTAGCTATATCCATGTAATAAATAGGGGGCGTGTGGGCGTAGATTGGGATGACGCTATTTCCTTATTAAAAAGTAAAATGTTTCACACTGGAGCATAAAAAGTCCGTCCTTTTCAAAGAAAAGGTGGGCTTTTTTTTCTTTTACATAAATCTGAGAGAAGCTGAATTGCAAGCTCGATCTTTAGGTGGTGAGGAGTCATTGTTAAAAGAGGAACAGCCCCTTATTTTGTCGAAGTGACAGTGTAAAGGAGAGGGGGTGTATACTATGAACGAGGCTAAGGTATTTTTATATCAGGTAGAATCAGACAGTCAATACAATGCTTCAGAGAGATTTGATTGGGAAGTTACGATTGCGCTCGGTGCGAGCGGGAACTATTTTGGGAAAATCAACGGTCATGGGAACGTAGGGCTTTCAGGCGACAATTATCCATGGACTGATACTAAAGTAACTGATCTTGAAGCGGCAAAAGCCTTTATGATCAAAGAATGTGATAGGAAATCAAGAAGATAAAGCATCCTTCGGGGTGCTTTTTCTTTTACATACGAATACATTAGCGGAGGTGGTGAAGATGAATTGACGCCGAATTGGGAAGAGATTAGACGATTGTTTGAGACAAGCAATTTAACGCTGAAGGAGCTCGCTGAGCAATACGGGATCAAGGATTCAACGATCCGTAGCCGCAAGAACCGAGAGAACTGGCAACGAGGAGCCGCAACGCAACGCAACGTTGCAACGTTGCAACACGCAGCGCCGAAAGTCTCAGAGGACACTCAGCTGACGGATAAGCAGCGCATTTTCATCATGGAGTACCTGAGAGATTTCAATATCACACGTGCAGCCATGGCAGCGGGCTATAGCAAACGTTCAGCACATGTGGTTGGATGGGAGACGCTAAGAAATCCTAAAGTGCATGCGGAGATCCAGCGACATAAGGAGATGTACACCGAGGCGCTGGGCTTGGACATTCAACGGATCATCGCTGAATACATGAAAATTGCCTTTGCGGATATCACGGATTTCGTGGATTTTGGTCGCAAGGAAATAACCGTTGGCCAGGATGGAGAGGGCCAGCCGATCACGCAGCAAATCAACTTCGTCGATTTCAAGAATGCGGACGAGGTGGACGGGGCGATTGTCAGTGAAATTAAGATAGGTAAGAGCGGGACCACCGTCAAGCTTGCTGACAAAATGGAAGCCCTGAAGATGCTGGATCGGTACGCTGGATACATGACCGAGGAGCAGAAAGCCCGTGTTGCTGTGCTGAAATCGAAGGTTCCGGACAAGGACGGCTTCAATCCAAGTGCTCAAATCGTGGCTTTGGCTGACATGATTAATAATCCGATACCTGAACGGGTGATGGACGATGACTGAGGCCGCTCTGATCCCGTATGCGCCGTTTAATCAAAAACAGGCCAGTTATATTGCCCGTAGTAAAGACGCCTGGCTGAACGTAGCTGAGGGCGGTAAGCGGGCAGGAAAAAACATTATCAACCTGATTGCCTATGCGATGTGCCTAGAGGTTCATCCGGACAAGCTGCATCTGGTCGCTGGTGTTTCCTTAGCTGCAGCCAAGATGAACGCCATTGACTCGAACGGCTTCGGGCTTCAGCACCTATTCGCGGGGCGTTGCCGCGAGGGAGAATACAAGAACCGGGATGCACTGTACATTCAGACCAAGACCGGGGAGAAAGTGGTCATTATCGCTGGCGGCGGTAAAGCCAATGACGCTGCCCGGATCAAAGGTAACTCGTACGGTACGGTGTACATTACCGAGGTCAACGAGTGTCACCAGTCGTTCGTGCAGGAGGTCTTTGACCGGACACTGGCGAGTAGCTTCAGGCAGCTCTTTTTTGACCTTAACCCTAAGCCCCCCTCTCACTGGTTCTACCGTGACATTCTGGATTACCAGGACGAGCTGCTGAAGCTTGGAGAGAACACCGGATACAATTATGAACACTTCACCGTGTTTGATAACCTTTCTATCCCTAATGACCGTCTCAAGACCACGCTATCCACGTATGACAAAGGCAGCCTGTGGTATCAAGCTGATATTTTGGGTAAGCGAACAGCGGCCACAGGGCGGATCTACACGGGATACACTAAGCCGGGAGTTGTTGTTACTCGTAAGGATATTAAGGATTTCCGATTTATTGAGTTCTCCATAGGTATCGATATTGGGGGTACAGACGCCACGGTGGCAACGCTGACCGGATTCACACCAAGGTATAAAGATGTGATCCTACTGGACGGCTATTACCATAAGCAGGGCAAGGAGTCTGGATATACACATGACCGGTATGCTAAGGAAGTCGTGAATAAGATAGTCGAGTGGTCGGAGACATATCCGGCCTTTTTGTCATGTGCTCATATCTTTGCTGAATCTGCTGATAAGCTGTTCCGGCAGGCGCTGGCTAATGAGTTGAAGCGGCGCGGCCTGCACATTCCAGTAGTGCCAGCGTACAAGAAAGAGGGCATTGTGGACCGGATCCGGCTCACAACTATTCTCATCAACCAGGGCAGATACAAGGTGATGGCCCATCTAAAGCAGTGGCAGGAAGCTCTAGAGAATGCGACATGGGATGAGAAGGAACGCCAGAAAGGCGAATGGGTCCGGACGGATGACGGCAGTTACCCGGTTGACTGCTTGGATAGTAGTGAATATGCCGTGCAGCCGTTCAAGCGCAGATTGGAGGTATAGAAATGGGGTGGTTTCAGAATATGGTCATGAAGATATTGAGGATTCAGCCAGCACCGGAGAACAAGTCATTCATCATTCGTGAGCCGTTCAGCTATCGGACCAGTGTCCTGCGTAACCGGCTCTGGTACCGTGGAGATCCGTCCGAGCTGGAACAGTTCTATAAGCAGTCGGTCACAGATAACGTGAGCCGTTCCCGATTCTGGGCAGCGGTACCGAGTGAGAATCGGCATATCCGGAAGATCCATTCAGGATTACCGGCTATGATTGTGGAGCGCCTGTCTGATATCGTGGTTTCGGATATGGACCAGATCGAGCTGGAGACACAGGAGCAGACGAATCTGTGGGAGGAAATCGCCAAGGATAACAACTTTGATGAGCTGCTGGGTAGTAGTCTGATTGAGGCATTGGTTGAGGGAGATGGGGCGTTCAAGGTAACTCTGGATACCGACATTACCCCGTACCCGATTATTGAGTTTTACGCAGGCGATAAGGTTCGGTATAGACGAGAACGGGGCAGGCTCCAGGAGATCATCTATTACACGGAGTACCGTCATAACGATAAGGATTACCAGCTGGAAGAGACATTTGGCAAAGGGATCATCACCTATAAACTGCTGAGTGCGGACGGGAAAGAGGTCCCCCTGGCCATGGTGCCTGAATTAGCTGGCCTGGATGAAACGACATTTACGGGTGACTTCATTTGGGGCGTGCCGCTGTCTGTGTTCAAATCATCCAAGTGGCCGGATCGTGGCAAGTCCATTTATGAGAGCAAGGCAGATAGCTTTGACGCCTTGGATGAGGTAATCAGTCAGTGGTGGGATGCTATCCGATCCGGACGAGTGCAGAAGTACATTCCTGAAGACTTGCTTCCTCGGGATCCGAATAACGGAATGCCCATCAAGCCGAATCCATTTGATATGGACTTTATCGCGGCCGGTAGGACAATGGCTGAGGATACCAAGGATCAGATTTCCCTGGTGCAACCGGCAATCCTCTATGAGGCGTTCGTATCGTCCTATGCTTCTGCATTGGACATGTGCATGCAGGGGATTGTATCGCCATCAACTCTTGGCATCGATCTGAAGAAGACGGACAATGCCGAGGCGCAGCGTGAGAAAGAGAAGGCAACACTGTACACCCGCGGCAAGATCATTGAACGCCTGAACGAGGTCATTCCAGAATTGGTGTCTATTGTGCTGAAGGTTCATGACAACAACCAGCAGCGGACCCCAGGTGAGTATGAAGCCTCCGTCAAGTTTGGTGAGTACGCTAGTCCTTCCTTTGACGCTGTTGTTGAGACAGTAGGCAAGGCCAGAACGTTTGGTGTGATGAGCGTTGAACGTGCGGTCGAAGAGATGTACGGCGACACCTGGACCGATGTGGAAAAGGCCGCTGAGGTTGCCCGATTAAAGGCAGAACAAGACATTTTGGATGAACCTGCATTGAACCGAGATGATCCACCTGATCCTGAAGACGACGAAGTTGATGAGACATGAAGAAGAAATATGACATTCGCCAGATCTTCAGCGACATGGAAATGGATCTGATCAAGTCCATGCAGCGTAACCTTCAGCGTCACAAGGATGACGAGGAACGAGAGGGCAAAGAGTGGGAGCAATGGCAGCAACGCAAGCTGGAGGATATCCAGCGTTATCGTAAGGAGACACGCCAGATATCCAAGAAGTATGAACCTGAAGTGAAGAAGGCAGCCGAGGAAGAGGTTAAAGGCTCCTGGCGGCGCGGAGCTGATCGGGTGAAGAATACGGTAAAGAGCCTATGGAGCAAGATCACGGGCAAAAAGCCGGATATAGAGTCAGAGGATGGTTCAGACCGTAGCTTCTTCAAAATGAACGAGAAGCGGGTCAATGCTCTGGCAGATGCAGCAGAGAATAATCTGCAATTAGCCCGTCACGCCATGCTGAGGCAAGCGGATGACGTGTACAGACAGACCATATATAAGAGCCAGGTATATCTGAACAGTGGAGCTGCTTCGCTGAATCAGGCTATTGACCGGGCTACTAAGGATTTTCTTGAAAAGGGCTTCGACTCCATCACCTATGCAAATGGTCGAAGGGTGAATGTGGCCAGTTATGCGGAAATGGCGTTGCGTACATCCTCCCAGCGTGCGGTGTTTGCCGGAGAGGGTGCCAAACGGGATCAACTTGGCATTCGAACCGTGGTGATATCGTCACACGCCAACTGTTCCAAGCTGTGCCTGCCGTATCAGGGCAAGGTGTTCATTGATGACGTGTATTCAGGAGGTTCAGCCAAAGACGGTAAATACCCCTTGCTCAGTACAGCGATTGCAAACGGGTTGTTTCACCCTAACTGTCGCCATAACATGACGACGTTCATTGTAGGAACTAGCTCACTGCCTAAGCCTGCTGATGATGAGAAAGCTTTGGCCAACTACCAGGCAGAACAGAAACAGCGCTACATGGAACGTCAGATACGCAAGTACAAGCGCCTGGAAGCAGGTAGCGTGGACAAAGGAAACCAGGCGAATTACAAGGCCAAGGTTAGACAGTGGCAAGCCCAATTACGGATACACCTGAAAGAACATGATTACTTACGTAGAGATCCCAAACGGGAGAAGGTAAGAGTTTAAAGGCCCTAGCTGAGACTGTTGGGGCCTATTGCTCGTTGACCGGAGCATCACGGTCCGCTCCCTTAGCTGGAGAGCAGCTATATAAATCTATGGAGGCTGATGACAAATGGATTGGCTCAGAGAACTGTTGAAACAAGCAGGTTGGGAAGATGCAAAGATCGATGCATTTATTGGGGACGTAAATAAGGAATTACCGAAGCACTTTGTACCTAAATCGCAGTATAACGAGTTATCTGAGACTAGGAAGAAGCTAGAGAAGGACGTTGCAGATCGAGACAAGCAAATTGATGACCTGGGCAAAACTGCGGGGCTGTCTGAGGATCTGAAACAACAGATCGAGACGCTGAAAACCGAGAATCAGACAGCCAAGACGCAATATGAATCCGATCTGAAGGAAGTCAAGATCAGCAACGCCATTACGGCTGCGTTAAGCGGCAAGGTTCATAACGAGAAAGTTGTCACAGGTCTGATCGATAAGACGAAGTTGGTCCTTGGAGATGACGGCAAGATTGTTGGTCTTGATGAGCAGTTGACAGGATTGAAGACTTCAGATGCTTATTTGTTCAAGCCTGAAGAAGCGCAGGGCCAGCAACAACAGCAGCAACCAGGTATTAAAGTAGGTGCCGGCAAAACCGAACCACCTGCAGGCGGACAGCTCTCCCTGGGAGATGCCATTGCCGCACACTTTACAAAATAGAACAGGAGCTGATTTGAATGGCAGTAACATTGGCAGAAGCAAAGAAAAACGTACAGGACGCAATTACACTTGGGGTGATTGACGAATTTCGGAAGAATAACTTCCTGCTGGAAAACCTCACCTTTGATGATGCGGTTTCCCCAACGGGTGGCGGTGCAACACTGACTTACGGTTATACACGTTTGATCACGCAGCCTACAGCACAGTTCCGTGAAGTGAATAAAGAGTACACCCCGCATGAGGTATCCAAACAACGGCACACTGTTGACCTGAAGGTATTCGGGGGCACGTTCCAGATTGACCGAGTTATCGCTAATATGGGCGGTATCGTGAGCGAGGTTACGTTGCAGATGGCGCAGAAGGTTAAAGCCGCTCAGGCGCTGTTCAACGATACCGTAATCAATGGAGATTCTGCGGTGGAGGCATTGGCTTTTGATGGTCTGGACAAAGCTTTGACAGGCTCCAGCACAGAGTATGTCCCTACTGAGGTAATCGACCTATCTACATCCGCAGCCATTGATGCTAACTACAAGGTATTCCTGGATCAGCTGGATGAATTCCTGATGGGGTTGGATGGACCGCCTTCCGCGATCATGGGTAACTTGAAGATGATTGCGAAGATCCGGGCCGTTGCCCGCCGATCAGGTGCGTACACCAATACAAGAGACGAATTCGGTAATCAAGTTGAAAAGTACAATGAGATTCCATTGATCGATCTTGGAGCTAAGTCGGGGTCGAATGAGCCTGTAGTCGGGACTGACGCAGCTGGAGAGACAAGCATCTACATTCCTCGTTTGGGTCTGGATGGCTTCCACGGTGTATCCATGGCAGGCGTGGCGCCTGTACAAACATGGTTGCCGGACTACACTACATCTGGAGCAGTGAAGACGGGTGAGGTGGAGATGGTTGCGGCCGTTGCACTGAAAGCGACCAAGGCAGCTGGCGTAATGCGTAAAATTAAAGTTTCCTAGGGAGGAATAGATCATGGCTAAAGTATTTGCACCAAATAAGGAATACACAGGGCTGTCCGCCGGCGTCGCCTTTGCAAATGGCGTAGGTGAGACGGACAACCCTCATTTGTTGAGCTGGTTTGAATCAAAAGGCTATGAGGTGGAGAAGGAGCCTGAATCAGTCAATGAGCCAGGCCCAACACCTGCAGATCCGAAAACGCCTAATGGTGTTACTGAACCTACACCTAACGATCCGCCTGAAGATAAATCGGCAAAAGGCACTAAAGCCGGAAAGTAGGTGCCATATGCCCTACGCTACACCGGATGAATATGAACTGTATGGAGACGGCATGATTCCGGCTGAGGACTTGAATAAGGTTCTCAGTCGGGCATCCGATCAAATAGACAGCTTGACCTATAATCGCATCGTACAACGTAGCCTGGAAGGTCTGACAGCCTTTCAGCGGGGGAATGTGGTCAAGGCAGTATGCCAACAAGCGGATTTCCAGTTTCAATATGGGGATTATTTGGACTTCCCACTCTCTGGATACTCAGCAGGCAGTGTCAGCGTGTCATTTAAGGCCGTTGAAGGTGCTGGTGGGGTTAAGACTACCGAAGGTGTTACAAACCTGCTGAGAGCCACAGGGTTGATGAATAGGGGGCTATGTTGATGCGGGGTAAGTTTCCATTTCCACATTGGATTTTGAAAACACCGGTTCAAGTGTTCCGAACTGAGACGTCAGAAGACGGGGAGCCTGTCGAGGAATTAATCTTTGACGGGCTCGCTTGTTATGACGAGAAGATGCGTCAAAAGCTTGATAAGGAGCGCCGATTGGTTACACTGTCCGGCAAAGTGATCATCCGAGGCGATATCCTGCCTGGGAAACTGATCGAGGGCTTTGTCCGGGTTGGCGGCACTGATCGAATCATATTTAGCGCATCAAGGCCGCAGCATCCAGACGGCAGCGTCTTTTCTACAGAATTGGAGCTGAGCTGATGGTTAAAGTGAAAGTGACGATGGATCCTAGGGCAATGCGAAATATCGCAAATGCTCCATTGAAAGCACTGGAGCAAGTCGCCAACGGGAAAGCAGAAAGCATCCTGACTGAAATTGCTAACGCTCAGGTCGTGCCAAAGCAAACAGGGGAGCTGGAACGCAGTGCCTGGGTGGATACTACAGGGCTCAAAAAGGGCAAGGTCAAGATTGTGTATGACACGCCATATGCACGCCGTCTTTACTGGCACCCGGAATACAACTTCCGCAGAGACAAGAACGCCAACGCCCAAGGGTTGTGGCTGGAAGCTTGGCAGAAGGAACAAAAAGGCTGGATACGTAAGACATTTGAAAAGCTGGTCAAGAAGTTTGGGGGTGGGTTCATCAAATGATGCTATCTGAGATCCGCGAATGGATCAGGACAGAGATCGAGAGCCCGAACTGGTACATTGGCAAGATCGATGGGAGTAAGGAAAAGTGTATTGGCATTTACAACGTGAATACAGGTCAGCCCTACATTGCCATCGGAGGGTTGGATAATACTAGCTATGCCACAAAAGGCGTTTCCTTCCTGATTCACTGGAGCAAGAATGCAGACACCGCAGAGCGCAAGGCCCATGAGGTCTATGGCGCTCTTTTTGGTCGTGCAGGCGTTGAGATCGGCGGTAAACGGGTTATCGCCTTTGAGATGCGTACACCCGGCCCTGTCGATGTGGGAACCGATGATCAGAACATATACGAGTTGGTCGTTGAAACGATTATTTATTACGAGAGGTAGGGGAATGGAATGCCAACAACAGGCGTATTTCCGGTTCATAACAATATTTTCAAAGTGGGCATCAAGGGGCGGGCATCTACGGATTCAGAAATGGTGATGATCAAGGATCTGGAAAACTTCGCGCCAGCTATCGACGGTAACACCGAAGAATGGAGTTCCATGGATCAGGCAGGCTGGACAAGACGTGCGGTAACAGGTAAATCCTTGTCGTTCAGTTTCAGCGGTAAGCGGAACTATGGCGATCCAGGTAATGATTACATTGCAGGGTTGATGTTGGGGACGGGTCAACAGGTGGAAACGATATTTGAATGGACTATGCCTTCCGGCGCGGCGCTGACCATGAATTGCGTCATTAACTTGACCACACCAGCAGGCGGCGATTCGACCAACATTGATGGTCTGGAATTCGAATTGTTGTCTGACGGAAAGCCGGAATTTGAGAAAGCACCAACCACACCATAATTCAAACCAAGGGGGATTTTAAGATGGCCAACATTATTAATCTTACAGATAAATTTGCAAAAGACGAGGTGGCATCAATCCAGATTGGAAACAAAAAGTATCCAATCAACAATTCCGTAGAAGCTGTTTTGGGTTTTGAAGAACTGGCAAATGACGCTTCTGTAAAAGGGCTTCTGAACGCAATTCAAGGGTCTTTGGGTGAGAAAGCCGTAACTGAAATCGGTGTAAGGAAAATGAGCGTTGAAAACTTGAAAGTGCTTATGTCGGGTCTTGTTGCAGCTATGCAGGGCTTATCCTACGAGGAAGCCGCTGCCCGATTTCGACAATAGCGCCGCGCCGGAAAACTGGTACGATTTGCGCGAGGACTGGTCTTTAATTGAAGCCAGCCTTGCCAAACAGTACGGTATCCGCATCCGGCAGCACGGAGACATGCCGTGGGAAGAATTTTGTACATTGGTTGGGGGCCTTATGCCGGATACACCATTGGGAAGCATCGTAACCATCCGAGCAGAGAAGGACCCGAAGACAATCAAGGGTTTCAGCGCGGATCAGCGCCGCATTTACAATGACTGGCGTAAACGGCAAGCGGACCAGAAGTTGACTGATCCCGAGAAGTTAGATCAGGAGATGAAGAGTCTGGAAGCGGCAATGGCCCGGATGTTTGGGGGTGGGTAGATGGCTAGTGCAGGAAGCGTAGATTTAGACCTAGGGCTCAATTATGGGCCGTTTCAAAGTCAACTTAACGGAATCGCTGGTACAGCTACCAACCTCGTCGGCGGGGCCTTTAGGGGCCTTGGCGGTATCATTGCTGGAGCATTCGCAGTTCATAGCATAAAAGAGTTTGGTAAAGAAGCCATTAACCTGGCATCGGATCTGGCCGAAGTGCAGAACGTGGTTAACGTCACGTTCGGATCAATGACAAACCAGATTAACAACTGGTCATCGAACCTGATTGAATCGTTTGGCCTGTCCGAGTTGTCCGGTAAACGATATGCATCGACGATGGGAGCCATGCTCAAGTCGTCAGGTATCACAGGAGAAGCCATGAAACAGATGTCCGTCAAGTTGACGGAATTATCTGCTGACATGGCTTCTTTTTATAACCTGAGTACTGACGAAGCGTATTACAAAGTGTTTTCCGGTATGGTCGGTGAGACTGAGCCGTTGAAACAATTGGGTGTAAACATGTCCGTAGTCAATATGGAAGCCTACGCGATGTCACAGGGCATCACAAAGTCTTGGCTAGCCATGACGCAATCGGAACAGGCCATGCTGCGGTATGGCTATTTGTTACAGGTAACGGCCGATGCTCAGGGTGACTTTGCCCGTAACGGTCAGAGCTGGGCTAACCAAGTCCGCATGATGTCGGAACAGTGGAACATCTTCAAGGGCACAATGGGTGCGGGGTTTATTAACATTTTGACTCCGATTCTCAAGGGCTTGAACTGGATCATAGCCAAACTGCAGATTGCGGCAGCCTATTTTAAAGCATTTACGGAACTGGTCTTTGGTGACGCTGTGAACGCTGGTGGTGCCGGAATGACGGTGGCAACAGATGCCATGGGCGGCATGGGTGATGCAGCAGCGGCCGCAGCTCCTGCCGTGGAGGATACAGGGAAAGCGGCTGAGAAGGCAGGCAAGAAGGCGAAGAAAGCCGGAAAAGACATGAAGGGCAGTCTGGCCGGATTCGATCAGCTCAACACACTGGCACAATCTACTGCTTCTGCTTTAGATGACGCTGGCTCAAGTGCTGCTGGGGCTGGCAAGGGAATAGGCGGGGGTCTGGGCGGTATGGCCGGGTTCGGTGACCTGGACTTGGGTACACCTTCGATAGAAATTGATCCGATCAAGCAGCAAGTGGCGGCCTTCTTGGAAGACATCAAATCTCGTTTTGCTCAAGCGTGGTCTTTCATATCCGCAGGCTGGGCGGGTATCGCTCCGGCTTTCCAGCCTTTTGTGGACATGATGGGCCCTATCGGTAAGTCCATTGACAATATGGGCCAAACGTTTCTTCGGCTCAAAGATGGCGTCCTGGTACCGATGGCAAAACACATTTTAGGGAATTTCATCCCATCTATTGTTGGTGGGTTTGTGAAGTCTTTTGCCCCGGTGATTGCGGATCAGATCGTATGGGCGTTTGATTTACTTGATCGGACATTCGAGAATTCAACTAATCAATCCATTAAGCTATGGGATACTGTGTGGTTGCCGAGTTTGGATAAGGTAAAGAACGCATTTGTCACCAATATGCCACTCATTGCTGCATCCCTACAAAGCTTGCTGGATGGGACACTGAATCCGTTTACTGACTTCATGCTGAATGAATTCGCTATCCCTATTTCGGCCACGTTGACCGAGACACTTGTCCCTATTTTCACGGACACACTGGTCTGGGCGATTGATACCTTCGCGAAGACGTTTGACAATGCCGTTAATCACATCAATGAACTGTGGGCCGGAACGTTGAATCCAGCACTGGAAGAGTTCCGGGATATGTTCTTGGACATTATTCCACAGATCGGTGATTCATTTGATAACTTGCTGAATGGCACGATCAAGCCGTTTGTGGATTACGCATTAAATGAATTCATCATCCCGATTGCTTCCAAGATCACGGAGACACTTGTCCCGATCTTCACGGATGTATTGGTCAAGGCGTTCGAAGAAGCTGCCAAGACATTTGAGTGGGCCGTCGACATGATCAATGATATCTATAACACGGTGTTGAAACCCGTCTTTGACCTGATCAAGAAAATTGTCTTGGATACGCTCCAGATCGTTAAGGACCTATGGAATAAGTATGGGAAGGATATCCTTGACAAGATATCTGAGATGATGGAGAACACGCGAAAGCTGTTCCAAAAGTTGTGGGACGATGTGTTGAAACCGATTATTGAACCGTTCCTGAAGAAGCTTAATGAAATCTGGGACGGTACGTTGAAGGGAATCATTAAGCAAGTGGGCGAGGTTGTCATGAAGCTGGTAGCGGCGGCGCTGGATATCTATAACAAATTCATTGTGCCATTAATCAGCTACATTATAGACAAGCTGGCTCCGAGCTTTACCAAGGGGTTCAATATCGTATTGAACATTGTCACCACTGTAGTTAAAAGCGTAGGCGACATTATCAAGGGGCTGCTGAAAACGCTTGGCGGGATCATTGATTTTGTTGCAGGCGTATTTACGGGTGATTGGAAAAAGGCCTGGAACGGTGTCAAAGACATCTTCGGTGGCATTTTCGATTCATTGTATGGCTTGGTTAAAGCGCCATTGAATTTGATCATTGACGGGATTAACAAGGTCATTGGAGGGTTTAACAGCCTTAGCGTTAGCATTCCGGAATTCGAGATATTCGGAAATAAAGTAGGCGGAGGAAGTGTCGGCCTTCCTAATCTTCCGAAGATACCGAAACTGGCGAAAGGTGGTTTGGCCTATGGTCCAACGCTTGCCATGGTCGGGGATAACCGGGGCGCTTCCGTTGACCCAGAAGTCGTGTCGCCGCTGTCCAAGCTTAAAGACATGATTGGCGGCAACAACCAGCCTATGGTTGAACTTCTATCCATGATCTTGGATGCCATACGGAACAATGACAAACAGACCGTTATTCAACTCAATGGTACGGAGCTGGGGCGTGCTGCAGTAAGTGCTATAAACGACATCACAAGGCGTACAGGCCGTTCACCATTAACGACATAGGAGGGATGCAGATTGGAAATCAAAATTAATGGCCAAGAGATTGCCGCTTATCCCTCCACGTACCAGGTGACGGTACTTGACTTGGATGACGCTAATTCATCGGTACGTACTGCAAACGGAACCTTGAACCGGGACCGGATAGCCGTCAAACGGCAGATAGACATGACTTGGGGGATGCTGACATGGGCAGAAATGTCCTCCATCCTTCAATCCATGTCCAATGTGTTTTTTGACTGCACTTATCCAGATCCCATGACAGGGAAGCATGAAACTAAACGGATGTATGTCGGTAATCGGCCTGCACCGTTCAGCGTTATGAGTGGCGGCGTGATGTACTGGTCCGGGCTCAAATTGACGCTGACAGAGAGGTGATCAGATGTATCCAATATCGCCGCTCTACACGGATTACCTAAGACGACCGGACAGGGAATTTATCGTTAAAGCCCTGGTACAGTCAGAGGAATATGATAGTAGTAAAATTGTGGACTTTAGTATTGAAAATAGCTTGAGCCTGAACGATGGCTTTGAGATCGGAACGGCCATTCCAAGCAAACTTACGATCAGGTTACGAACGAATGAAATCATCCCGGCAAATGCCCGAATCGTGCCGTACCTGTCCTTATCCATGGCGGGGATGACTTGGCTACAAGCGCAGTACCCATGGCAGGATATGCATGTTTCCTGGACAGGGGACGGGACGGACTGGCTACCGCTGGGAGAGTTCTTCGTTGATGGCAGGGAACGGGTTAATGATGTATGGACCTTCACCTGTTATGACAAGCTGGTTTTTGCGGATGTGGCTTACATATCATCCTTGACTTATCCGACCACGCAACGTGCCGTATTCAATGAGATTTGCAACCGGTTGGGCTGGACGTATGACAGCAGCGTGGTGATCAATCCAGCGTATCAGATACAGGCAGGGCCAGCAGGGTACAGTATGCGTCAGGTGCTGTCCTATATCGCTTCTGCGAATAGCGCCAGCATTTACATTGATAAGGCGGGTACCGTGAAATTCAAACGGTTCACGGCTGCTGATACTCCAGTGTTCGATATGACTACGGCTGATTATGTTCAGGTGAAGCAAACCAATCCAGTGAAGACGTATACGCGGGTTGTGGTCACCTACAACATCGAAGATGAATTGCAGTATGAAGCCGGGACAGGTGATGATAACCATACGCTGTATGTGGAAAATCCTTTTGCTACTCAGGCGGTCACAAATGGCCTTCTGGCAGCTCTGAACGGGTTCTCCTATCTGCCACTCACAATGGATGCCAGAGGCTTCCCACAGCTTGAACAGGGTGACGTCATCGGGTTTGAACAGCAGGAAGGCACAACCTGGGACGAGACAGTATCAACATGGCAGGATACACACATACCGTGGGATGGTATCATGCGGTATAAGACGGTCATTCTCCATCAAGTGTTCAACTTTGCTGGTGGCCTACGGATGACGCTGGAAGCACCTTCTGTTTCTGAGCAGCAGAGTGAATTTGTGGTGGATGGTACCTTAACGACTGCTGTCAATAAGCTGAACAAGGAAGCTGTGAAGGAAGGGAAGTCCTATTACGGGGCTACCATCACACGTAATGAAGGGTGGATTGTTGAGAGGGAGGACCACCTAAGTAAAGCGGTGTTCAACTCGGATGAATTGACCTTCTACGCTGAATCAGATAAGGCTATTTGGTTTGACGTGCCTAGTAGGCGGTACAAGTTTAACGGAACTCTTGAAGCCGTAGATGGAGTGTTCAGCGGTGATCTAAAGGCGGCAGGCGGCACATTCGGAGGTACGCTCCAAGGTGTAGACGGGACATTTGAAGGTACAGTCTCAGGTGGACGTTTTGTAGGTGGTAGTATCCAAATAGGCAGTTCATTTTCAGTCAATGAATCAGGTCATATGGTAGCTGTAGGCGGGGAATTTAGTGGAACAATTTCAGCAGCCGTTATAAACGGTGTACAAATTAATGGTTCGACTATCATTGGTTCAGTCTTGAAGACATCTGAAAGCGGCAGGCGTATTGAAATTGACCAAGCTGGCTGGAGATCCATAGACGCATCTAACCGCAAGCGGGTGAGTATTGGATACAATGATGCCGCTGGAATGGCTGGCCTTACGTTCTTTAGCGAGTCCGAAGCCTTGATGGGGCAGCTATACGCTTCAAGTGGAAGCTTCTCTCTGATTGGGCAAAATGATATGCTTATTCGGGCTATGAATGGCACGTTATCTATGCAAGGTGCAATAGACTTTTCGTTCGCCACCGTACAAGGGCTTGGTATTTCTAAAATAGCTGGACTACAAACTGAAATTAACTCTTTGTGGACAGGGCTGAACGGGAAAGCATCAACAAGCCACACACATAGCCAGTACGCAGTTAGTATGGCTTATGATGCTGCTACGAAAAACCTAAAACTATACAACCAAAGTGGGTCAGTTATTGCAACTGTGAATCTCGCTTAATTTGCTCTGCAACCTTTACTGTACTCTAACCGTAATGTATCATAATAGGTAAATTGCACCATTACGGAGGTAGAAGCATGAAAAAGGTTGCACACAAAGTTGCATATATTGCAGGCGGTATTATCATAGGGATTGTTTTTTCGACATCGGCAGGGGCTTTTGCTGATCAGGTCAAATCACTTGTTGGTAAAAAGGTTACGGGTGAATATAACATCGTCGTTGATGGGAAGAAGCTGTCGGATAAGGGGGCTGTCATTGATTCTAAGGCTAATGTCCCAGCGCGTGCCCTATCCGAAGCGTTAGGAGCTGATGTTTCTGTGAGTGGCAAGACAATAACAATTACTTCAAATTCGGAAGAGAGCACTAGTGTGGATAATACGGTTTCTAACCCAACATCTGAACTCAATAAATACATGGGTCAATCTAAATCCAGTTTAGAGGAATCCAAAAGGATAACTCAAGAAAAGATTCTTGTCCCAACAAAAGAAATTAGAGAAAGTAAAGTTACTCAATTAGCTGAATTGGAAAAAATGAAAGGTGGAGATTTCACTCCTCAAGTAATCACCAACCTAAAAAAAGAAATCAGTGACTTAGACGCTGAAATAGCTAAGTATGAAGCAGACCTAAAGTTGATCGAAGAAGCATTGGCTACAGCTAAATAAAACTCTACTCTCAGTTAAATTATGGTAGTATGTACCTATAATTGATGTAGGGGGAAATCGAGTTGTTATACTTTCTTTGCTTTTTACCGCCACTAGCCGTTTTGTTCTGTAAGAAGCCGGGGTCATTTGTTCTGAACATCATTCTTACTATTATCGGGTACATTCCCGGTGTGATTCATGCATTATTAGTGGTTCATAGTTACAAGGCAGATAAACGGAATGAGAAGTTAATTAGGGCTATCGAGCGTAGCCGTTAATGAATTAAATAAACAAATTGAGAGTCCATTTCATGGGCTCTTTTTTTTGTTGCCAAAAAGGAGTGAACGGCATGGAAGAACAGCGATTACGTGAGATCATCCGCGAAGAGTTGAAAGCACATGACGAACGGACCAAAGCTGAGGTTATCACGATCCGGGTCAATGATCAGATGAAAGCAACCATGCTTGGAATTTTGAAAAATATGAATTGGGGTGGCACAAGTGAGGGTTAAGAAAGTGCTTGAGCTGTCCGTGGACGTGACTGACATTTTCCGTGAGTGTCCATTGGTGATTCGGGCCATGTTGGAGACGTTACCGACGCTGGATTCTCAGGTTGCGTTCCTTCGGGCTATTCACCAGGACGTTGAAACTTTATTGAAGGGAGTTGTTACAAATGGCGAACCGGTACGCGAATCTGGAGGGCAGCAAAAAGATCAGTGAGGATTTCAATAACATCAATATCGGCTTTGACCGCGTGCAGGCTGAGATGGATACCAAAGGAACCCCAGCAGATGCCCAGGCAAAAGCTGATGCAGCCGAACAGGCTGCCATTGATACGGCTGCTGCCGCTCTGACAGCCCACAAGCAACGTGGAGCCGATGAGCATCCCACGGCAAAGGGGAACTCTGCTGGATTCATGAGTGCGGCTGACAAGCTCAAATCAGATGCCAGCACCAGTGCCGCAACCTCTGACACACTTATGCAACGTGACACAGCAGGCCGCGCCAAGGTGACCGCTCCAGTGGCAGCGGATGACATTGCCCGTAAAGCTGAGACGGACGCCGTACAATCAAATCTGGACAGCCACGCAGCGGATACGGATATCCATGTTACTGCTGATGACCATGCAAAATTGGATAGCATCGCTGAAGGTGCTGAAGTTAACCAGAATGCATTTGCAGTTATCAATGATGTAGAAGCTTCCAGCAAGTCTGATACGGTTACTTTGGTTGGCGGTACCGGGATTGCGGTTTCTACTAACCCTGTAACAAAAGAGATTATGCTGACAGCAACAAGTGAAGCTACACCGGGTGCTCATGCATCCTCTCACGTTACTGGTGGATCAGACGTTATTCCAGATGCAGTGATAGGCGGTGCCAGTGGCCTGATGAGCGGTGCTGATGCCAAGTTTGTCCGGCAAGATGGCGAGAGCAAGACAGGAGCGCAGGCCAAGGCAGACGCAGCAGAGTCAGCAGCCAAAGAGTACACAGACAATCAGGTGGAAGCTATTACGGATAGACTGGATAGTCCTGAGCGTGCAGCTATTACACTCCAAACAGGTATCCATGTAGTTCAGGCAGATCAGGACGCAGCATTTAAATTGGCAGGGCTACAAGGCCGGACAGTGCTTAACTACCAAAGTCAGGTCGGTATCTATGGCGTGCTTAACCCTTATGTCATCCGATATGGTGCTAATCTGCTTCCGCCGTTTTATGAATATGAATCCTCTGCGGGTATTACCGTATCTCCGTGGAACTTTGAGAAGCCGTATATTGCTATACAGAAAGCCAATAGTACCGATGGACATTATATCCGTTTCCAAATCTCCGTCGTACCTAATAGTGAGTACACATTCGTGTGCGATCATAACGGATATGTGGCGGTTACAGCAGGAGACGGAACTACACGCCTTGTTTCATGGACTAACGCAAAAGAGGTTACTTTCAACGCAGGGGAAAACACCTTTGTATACGTGTTCTTCGGTAATTTTAACGGAACGAGCGGTGTGGTAGGCACGTTTACTTTTGCTAATCCAATGCTCAATATCGGCAACTCTGCTCTGCCGTTTGTGCTACGCCAAGATGCCATGCTTGCGCTACAAACGGAGATACACGCCAATCCAGATACAGGAGCTAACCCGGATATGGTGTTTGATCGGGATGGACAGTATTTCAAACTCGCGAAGTGGAAACGGGTTATATTGGACGGTAGTCTTGGCTGGGTATATTCCGCTACATGGACAGGTTATAAAAGAGTCGGTATATCTTCGCCTTTCGGTTCTGATGGCGTGACAGGTACTCAAATTGTGACTAAGTTTGACGGAAAATCATTGACGAACATTACGAATAACAATATGACAGCGATAGATCAGGTGGTTTTTGATACATCGTATTCATCTGCTAAATTGCAACTTTCGATATCAAATACAGACAGTGGATGGGGAGACTCATACACACCGACATCTGATGAGATTAAGGCGTATTTTATGGGATGGAAGATGTACCAAGAAGGGAATAGAGCAACGCCATATACGAGCGGAACCAAACAATGGTTTAAAATTCAGCGTCCAGCAGATTCCAGCGTAGCATCAATTCCAACGGATACGTACTCGGAGTGGACGCCATACCAACTCCTATACCAGCTTGCTACGCCAGTCGTGGAACCGATCACGTCAGAAGGACAATTGACGTTAATTGAGGGAGATAATCAGCTTGAAGTTGGAACGGGCATCGTGTTGCGCGAGAAGGCCCCAATCAACAACAATTTACCTGTCGCGGTCGCCATCGGGGATATCGGCAATCCGAACAAATATAAAATTAAAAAGGTTTTGGCGGTATATAAGGATAGCATTCGGGACCCACGCTGGTATACAAATACAGTAAATGCGAATGGCAATGAAAAGGCTAGGATTGATGGAGTTAATTACGATCCGTCATCTGCCTACAGCGTCACATACCTGATGCTGGACAAATATCCAGCGGTAGATGTGACGGGAACATATGCTGAGAATGAAAAGGCTCTGCTGCTGGATACTGTTCGGACGCTTCAGGAGAACACAACGCGGATATCTGTGCTGGAGAGCAAGAAGGCTGAGAAGGATGCTCCTGCATGGATTACCCCGACACTGCTTAACGGATGGGTGAACTTTACAGGTGGATTGTCGCTAGTAGGATATTACAAAGATTCAATGGGTTACGTCCATCTTAGAGGGGTGATAAAGCCTGGAGCAATGGGGTCTACTGCCTTTATTCTGCCAACAGGATATAGGCCAACTGCAACTCAGGTTTACATTGTGGCGGCTAATACGGATAATGCCAATGACGTTTTGGGGCGCTTGAACATAACAAGTGCGGGTGCAGTTATTCCCTTGAATGCAACAGGAACAAATATTACAACCTCAGGATGGGCAAGTCTGGAGAATATTCCACCATTCCTAGGAGTTTAAGGAGGGATCATATGAAAGCCGTACCTAAAGTAAATACAGACGGACTCTACTTGGAGGACGAGTTGGTGGACGATGCCTTTTCCGGTGTCGTCCCTTTTTATGCCGATCCTGAGCCAGTAGTGTTTGATCCTGAAGCGCCTGAACAGCCTGTGGAACCTGATGTGCCGGAAGAGGACGAGGAAGAGGTAGACAGGGAAATTGCGGGGTATATCGTAGGCGTGCCGCTTCCTGCTGGACTGTTCCGACCAAGGTTTGACTTAGCAGCTTGGGAAGCATACCAGGACGCAGATCCCCAGGAAAGTTTTCCTGAGCTATGGAACGAAGGTTTAAGCCAGGAAGAGATTGACGAATTGACCAAGCCACAGCCAGAAGAACCTTCTGAGATGGATATGCTTCAGCAACGCCTAATCGAAGCGGAAGCTGAGAATAAGCGTCTGGCCGAAGAGAGCAACGCCAATCAGCTTGCCCTTATGGAGTTGCATATGCTTGTGTTAAGTGTGGTGTCACCGGATGAGGGTTAAGCTTGCTTGGCTGCTGATTCGGTGGGCTCTAGCACTCATGAGAGGGGGTGAGACTATGTTAGCAGTATACGTAATGATGATCCACAAAAATCTGATCAAGCTGGAGCAAGTACCAGCAGGCAGCCGTGATCAAGTGGCCGCTGCTTTGCAAGCCGGAGACATGGACCAAAACGGAAATATCGTGTAAGAGGCGTTCCCATGTGGAGCGCTATTTTTGTGCCCTCTGGAGTGGTCAGGGGGCTTTTCCATATATTCAGATAGAGACGGGGGATTGGCGTATGGAAGCCATACCAGGAGGTGTGAATGACATGCAGGTGCAGGATGTTAATACGATTGTGGATTTGAAGGTACAACTGGCACGGATCGAGGAAGCGTTGAAACCGCTGGCGGCTTTGGCTCCAGGCTTGGCCGAGGTTCGGGAGATTTCGAAAGAAGCCCTACAGGCGGCCCAGCAAATGACTCTTCGGATTATTGACCTTGAAGCTGAATTGAAGAAGACAACCGATGTAGCCCATGAAGCCAAGCGCAATGCGGCCGATGCGCTGACACGTTTAAATAAGCATGATGAGGATCAAAAGTGGCTGAAACGTACCGTTTATGGTGCGGCATTAACTGGCATAACAGGGCTGATTGTAGCGGCTGTGTGGGCCGGAATTAAGTTAGGGGGAATGTAGTGTGGAATGGGACATTATTCAGGGATTAATTGATGGTAGGCTGCTGATCGTATTGGCAGCCTGCTGGGTGATCGGGTATGTATTGAAGTCAACGCCGAAGGTACAGGATTGGACTATCATTTATATCGTTTCTGGTGTAGCTATTGTATTTTCTATCCTGATGCTTGGTCTGAGTGTTGAGAGCGTGGTACAGGGCATTCTAGTGGGCGCTGTGGCGGTTTACGGTAATCAGTTGGTGAAGCAGACAAAAAAGGGAGCTGGTACAGATGCAAGCGCGTAAGCAGGGGAATGCTCAGGGGATTGACGTGTCCCACCATAACGGTAATATCGATTTCAAAAAGGTAGCAGCGGACGGGATTTCGTTCGTGTTTATCAAAGCGACTCAAGGCAAGTCCTTCCGGTCAAACAAGTTTCTACAGTTTGTAAAGGACGCCAAGGCGGCTGGCCTGCTGATCGGTGCATACCACTACGTGGATGACTCTGCTGGCAGCGTGGATGCTGCAAAAGCGGAAGCACAGAATTTCTACAGGGCCATTCAGGATGCTGGTGGGATCGGCGTTTTCGATCTACCGCCAGTTATGGACTATGAATCAAACAAAAAGGGACACAGCAAAGCAACGATTACGGCAGTAGCCAAGATGTTTCTGGAAGAGGTTCACAGGCTAACCGGAGTTAAACCGCTGGTGTATACATACCCGGCGTTTATCGGCAACTTTACAGGCTTGTCCTCATATCCTCTCTGGATTGCACGTTACAGCAATCAAACTCCTGCTGATGCATCCGGTTGGACAAGATGGGACATCTGGCAGTACAGCGATGGTGCGGCTGGTGGATATCTGCCACGCGGTAATCGGAAGATTGACGGCATCAACGGTGCGGTGGATCTGAACGAGTTTGACGGATCGGTTGCCGAACTGAAAGCTAAGTATTCAAAGAAGAGTGAACCCGTAAAGGAGGACAAGCCGGTGACACAAGAAAGAGACATTAATGAAGCAAGCAAGTGGGCAGCAGCGGCGTGGGCTGAGGTAACGGCAAATGGATATTTTGATGGGACACGTCCAGGGGCGCAGATCACGAGGGAAGAAACAGCCGTAGTCATTAATCGGCTCAGAAAAAATATCCTTGCCTTGCTTGCCACAACAAATGGCAATGTCACCGACTTGGACAAGCGCTTGAAACAGATTGAAGCAAAAGGATAATTGTGGTAATATAAAAGAAATCCGATAGCATCGGTGAGAAGAGCCCTATTAACCTTCAACGTTAATCAGGGCTCTTATTTTATGATGAATAGAGTGATAATGTGATTACATATGACCAAGTTGTTAAAATAGTACATATCAATTCTGCCAGAGAGATGTTTGATATACTATCTCCATTTGATAATCAATATGAGTTATTGAATAACGGATTTATTTTTCGTGGTGAGAGTACTACAAAATATACTCTAGTTCCAACGGCTTTAAGACCTGGAAAACGAAAGGAACTACACACATTATCTAAAACTGCCGTAGAGTACGATACCGAAAATGACATAGAATATTTTCAAAGAATTTATGAGTATAGAATACTCCAAGATTTTTTTATGAGATCAGATAATAATGGACTAAAAATTCCACACGTAGAACAATTAAGGGATAGTATGGGGTTGTTTTTTAAAGAGATGCACATAATTCATAAAAATTGGTTGCCTAAGGAATTCCATGAGTTGGCAGCTATAGCGCAACACTATGGCTTACCAACGAGGTTGTTGGACTGGAGCCTAGACCCTTTTGTTTCACTTTACTTCGCCTCTGTGAATGCTCTGAAACAAGGTATTGACGAAAATGATCATATGGTATTATGGGTGTTGGATCGAAAAGAGATTGAATTAAATAATGTTTCTAAGAATCCAACATCTCTAGAAATAATTAGCCCTCCATACGGTGGGAATGATAATTTACGAGCTCAAAAAGGTATACTTACATACTGGAAAAGCGAATCACTTGTAATGTCAGATGGAAAAATTAATTTCACAGTGAAAACTGATAGAGATTCATTGGATCAGCTTATTTATAAAAATGTGACTGAGAATGTGTCTTTTCAGAAAAAACCGAAGATTTTATTGTACAAATTTTTAATTCCTAACGATGAAGCTAAGAATTTATTTTTAGCTCTGCAGAAGCTAAATTATGATGCAGCAAAACTTTTTCCGGGATTTGATGGGATTTCTAAGTCAATCACCGAACTTATTCTTATATTAGAGGATTAATCATTAAAATAGCCCTTGTTAACCATTTAAGGTTAACAGGGCATTTTTGTTTATCGGCTCAGTTTGTAAAGGCAATATTGATTTAACGAAACACTCTCCGCGGCTGCCCGTTCAACCAATTGCCGGTGCAGACTCTTTGGAACACGCAAATTGAATTTACCGCTGTACTCATCTTCCCCGATCGGTTCAGGAATGATGTCATCGTATTCCAGTTTTACTGCCAGGTATCCCTCCATAGCTTCCCGAACACTCTCGTATGCCTCAGCAAAGGAATCTCCATTACTTTGGCACCCATCTAATTCCGCAACAGTTGCGAAGAAATAATCACCGCTCTCGTCTTTAACGGGTCTGATTTGTATCGTATACGGGAGGGCCATGTAGTACGCTAAATCCTTCTTTTGGCTATGATTTGCCATTAATAATCGGCTAGGATATGATGAGAATTAAGGAAAGGGGAGGTGCTACTCCCCAATCCGGTCCAGTACGTCTTTGACGTATACCGCCTTAAGTGGTTGTTCCTTTTTGATAGTTATCAAGTCTCCTGCTTGGTTTCGGAAATGGAAGTGCGAGCCGTTGCTTCTCACTAATCCATAACCGTGATGCCGGAGTACCTTGGCAACTTCATCATATTGGATACCACTGGGGCGGTCTTTCATTTTTTGGACCAATTTTTCTATCCTAGCCAT